TGTATATTATATTTCACTACTCTCTTAAAAATTCAGGTAAAACAATAACTATTTGCAGAAAAACCTTTCCATCTGTAAGGGCATCTGTAATGAGGGATTTTTTAGATATATTAAAAATACATAATTGCTATTTTGAAGAGAACCATAATAAGTCAAATCACGAATACAAGATAAATAATAATTTAGTTGAATTTATATCTTTAGATCAGCCACAAAAAGTTAGAGGGCGAAAAAGAAATTTATTATTTATTAATGAAGCCAATGAACTAGACTATGAAGATTGGCAACAATTAGTATTTAGAACAGATGAAAAAATAATTATTGATTTTAATCCATCAGATGAATACCATTGGATATATGACAAGGTAATACCAAGAGAGGATGCTGATTTTAATATTACAACTTATTTAGATAATAGTTTTTTAAGTGATAGTATAAAAGAAGAGATAGAAAGATTAAAATATACTGATGAACAATATTGGCAAATTTATGGATTAGGAATAAAAGGAATTAGCAAATCAACTATATTTAATTATGTTGAAATAAATAAAATTCCTGAAGATGCAGAATTTATTAGTTATGGTGCAGATGCAGGATATACCAATGATCCTACAACTTTAGTTTCTGTTTATAGAAAAGATTACAACCTCTACATAAAAGAACATCTTTACAGAACACAAATGACCACCATAGACATCCATAAAAAATGGAAAGAAGTTGGTATTGAAAGACAAACAATTTATTTTGACTCAGCAGAACCTAGATTGATTGAGGAACTGCGTAGAATGGGTTGGAATGTTAGACCAAGTTTAAAAGGTTCAGATAGTGTGAATGCAGGAATAGATTTATTAAAACGTTTTAAAATACATATTCTAAGTGATAGCCATAATGCAATTCAGGAATTTAGAAATTATAAATGGCAAGAGGATAGAAGTGGGAAAATGATTAATAAACCTATTGATAAAAACAACCATATTATTGATGCTATTAGATATGCTACTTATTCTGTAATTAGTAAGCCAAACTTTGGTAAATATGCAATTCATTAAAATAAATAAAAAAACTTATTAAATATTTTGTTAATTAAATAAATAGTATTATATTTATACTTTATTAATTAAAAAATAGAACAAAATGACATTTCAAGAATTATTTTCAGAAGCACAGGTAAGGTATTATAATGGGTATTCACAATCAAGGTTGGTTGATTTTGTATTTACTAACACAAATAATGATACACAGGCAACTTTTATTCTTAATAAAATTTTAAAATCAGAATAGATGAAAAAATTACAGACATTAATATTGATTATAGCACCAAGCTATTTTATAGGAAGATTTTTAATAGGTATAATTTTTAATATTTAGATTATGGAATGGTACGATTGTTTAAATTTTTAATATTTAGATTATGGAATGGTACGATTGTTTAAATCCACACGAACAGAAAGAGTTTGAATGTTCAGAATGTGGTGAGCCTTTAGAAACCGATGCAGGTTATTGCTCAGCAACTTGTTTTAAAGCAAGTATGATTTAAAATTTTAATAATAATAGTTTTAAGAAAGGTAGTTAGAAATAGCTACCTTTTTTTTATTACCTTTAGCTAAATAAAAAAGTAAATAAATTACGTTATATAAATATGAATATTAAAATTAAAATACCTACAAGCCTAAATGAAATCACATTAAGGCAGTATAAAAAATTTATTAAGATTCAGGACAAGGTAGAAAGTCAAAGGTTTATCAATGCAAAAATGATTGAAATATTTTGTGGAGTTGATCTCAAAAAGGTTATGCTTTTACAATTATCTGATGCTGAAGATATATCAAATAAAATAGCAAAATTATTTGATCAAAAACCTGCTTTAATTAAAAGATTTAAATTAAATAAAAAAGAATACGGATTTCATCCTGAACTTGATGAATTGACATTAGGGGAATATATTGATTTGGATAATCACATAGGAGATTGGGATAATATAGAAAAAGCTATGAATGTTCTATACAGACCTATTTTAGTTAAGTCTAAGGAACGTTATGCAATTGAAGAATATATAGTGGGTACAGAAGAAAATTTATTAGATATGCCTTTAGATGCAGTATTATCATCAATTTTTTTTTTGTGGAATTTAGGGATAGAATTATCGAAAACTATTCTGAACTCTTTGGAGGAGGGACAGGAGAGAGAAGCCTTGACGCAGTTTCTCAATTCTCAAGAAAGTGGGGATGGTATCAATCAATTTATGGGCTCGCTGACGGAGATATTACAAGATTTGAAAATATCACTAAATTAAATGTTCATAGTTGTATGATGATGCTAGAATTTAAAAAAGAAAAATCAGAAATAGAGGCTAGACAAATAAAAAACAATTTCAAATGATAGAATTTTTAGAGCATTTATTCGGTCTGTGTGGAGAAACACATTTAAATATACTGCCAATCTTATGGGTTATAATATTAGCAGGTATAACTATAAAATCAAAAATTAGAATATAAATGAGCAATCAGGGGGTTAGGGGATTTTACCAAGTAACAGAAAAAATAAAAGAACAATTACTTTTAGATATTAATGTTAATACTGTTACAACAGGAGATATTAGCGATATTAATCTAAATAAACAGGATATATTTCCTTTGTCCCATATTATTGTGAATAATGTAGTTGTAAATGAACAAACATTGGATTTTAATATTAGTGTTTTGTGTTGTGATATTGTAAATCAATCAAAGATTGAAACTGAAGATATTTTTATGGGCAATAATGATGTTCAAAATATTCTTAACACACAATTAGCAGTTGCTAATAAGCTTATTCAAAAATTAAGAATGGGTAATTTACATACTGATATGTATCAATTAAGTGGAAGCCCAAACTTAACACCTTTCTATGATAGGTTTGAAAATCAATTAGCAGGATGGACTGCTACAATGGATATTGAAATATACAATGATATTTATATTTGCTAATGAATGGGTATAAGAATTTAAATGCTGCTTTAGAATCATATGCTAAATATGTAATACAACAAGCTAAAGCAAATTTAACTAAAGATGTAAATCAGTACGGAGGAAATAAAGGTGGTGGTGCGCTTTATAATTCTTTAAATTATGAAATATTAGAAAACAGCGAAGAGTTTATTGTTGATTTCTTAATGGAAGATTATGGAATATTTGTAGATAAAGGTGTAAAAGGAAAAACAAGTACATATCCTGAAACTAAACAAGCATTATCTAAATTCCAATATGGAAGCGGTACAGGACCACAAGGTGGTTTAAGAAAAGGGATCAATAAATGGTTGAGAAAGAAAAAATTTCAGTTTAGGGATGCAAAAGGAAGATTTATGAGTTATGAAAGTATGACTTATATTATTTCTAGAAGTATTTACAATAAAGGTTTAAAGGCAAATTTATTTTTTACAAAACCATTTGAAAAAGGAATAGAAAAACTATCTAGAGAATTGTATGCAGGTTTTGTTAAAGATGTAGATAATTCAATAATACTAGGACAAAAAAGATAAACAATGGCAGATATTGCACTAAGAAATCCACAATTTAAAAATAAAGACATACCTGCATCAGGGGTGTTATCATCTGTTTGTACAATTACAATAGATGGAACATTGAGATATACATTAATAAAAAACGTAGAACCAAGCACATCTGTTAATTTTGATATATCAGAACTTGCTAGGGATTATTTAGAAATAATATACAAGGGTAATTTTCACGCACAATACATAGACATCGTTACAAGTATAACAAATCACGTTGATTTAAATGGTCAAGGTTCTGCAGTTGGAACTGCAACTACTTATACTGATAGAGGTTTTGAAGCATACGGAACTTTTACAGATGGGGTTAATCCTGTATTAGCACCTGCATATCCTAGATTTTTAATTTCAGGAATAACAGGTCAAAATGATACCAATGTTGAAATTTTAGCACCAACAGGAAAAACAACAATAGTACCAAATATTGATGGCTCAGGAAATTTATCAGCAAATATATTAAGTGGATCATCTACAGGAATAGTTTGGAATGGAATTAATCTAACAGTTAAAAGAATTGATTGTACTAAATATGGGGATGGAACTAAAGTTATATTCATAAATAAATATGGAGCGCAACAGCAATTATTCTTTTTCTTGAAAAAATCTAATAGCATAAGAAGAAAAAATGAAAGTTATAAATCCAATATAATAACATATCCAACAAATGATCACGCAACTTATTCTATTAGAAATGCACCACATAAAGTATTAAATACACAAGCACAAAAAACACATAGACTTAGTTCAGGTTATTATCCTGAATTTGCAAATGAATATTTTGAGCAATTATTACTATCTGAATATATATGGATGGAAATACCAAGTAAAGAAAATACAGCAGTTAATATTATAACACCTGTGAAAGTTAAAACCTCATCAATTAATTTTAAAACATCTGTAAATGATAGATTAATTGAATACACAATAGATTTTGAGGAAGCATACGATTATATAAATAACATTAGGTAAATGCAAAAATTACAGCTTTACATAAAAGGTGAGAGAGTAGATTTGTTTAAAGATGAAAATGTTTCTTTTACACAAACTATACAAAATGTAAAAGACATAGGTAAAATATTTACTGAGTTTACAAAGACTTTTGCTGTACCTGCATCTAAAACTAATAATAAAATATTTAAACATTATTACAATTTTGATGTTGTAGGTGGGTTTGATTCAAGAAATAAACAACTTGCTAAAATAGAATTAAATGATTTACCTTTTAAAGAGGGAAAAATAAAACTGAATGGGGTTAAGTTAAAAAATAATGTACCCCATACATACAATATTACATTTTTTGGTAATACAGTTAATTTAAAAGATATTTTAGCAGATAGCCAAGTATCATCGCTTACAGGTTTAGCACAATACAATAAGGTATATAGTTTTACTGATATCGTTGCTGCATTACAGAGTAGCACAAATAGTGGAAATATATTAGTTCCTTTCATTACTCATACAGATCAGGTATATTATGATTCTAATACAAACAACGAGGCTTATGGAAATCTTTTTCCTGTTTCTAATCACGTTAAAAATGGAGTTAGTTGGAAGCAATTTAAATATGCTATAAGAGTACAGGCTATTATAGATGCTATTGAATCAGAAGTTTTTTCAGGAGGGCAAACAATATCCTTTTCAAATGATTTTTTCAATGATTCTTCAAATGAGGATTTCTACAATTTATATTTGTGGTTGCATAGAAAAAAGGGCGATGTTGAAAGTAGTACAGAAGTATTACAAAATTTTACACAAGTAAATGAATTAAGCACAGTTGTATGTGTACCTGCTAATAACTGCCAACCAACAGTATCTAGTGTTTCAAATGGTATTGTTTCCACACACGCACAAAGTCCATATAGTATTTCTTTCTTGTATGTAGAAGTAGTACCTCCCAATACAACTGATGTTTATACTGTTAAAGTAATTCGTAATGGTTCAGAAATAGTAGGAGAAACAACAGGTACAGGAAATCAAAATCTGATATTAATACCTTATAACGATAGTACTTATGCAATACAGATTGCATCTTCTACATTAATGACTTTTACAGCAGGTAATATTAAAATGACTGTGAGTTGGACTACGGGAATAATAGGTGGTTATGGAAATAATGGTCAAACTATTTATTCTAATGCTAGTTCATTTACAGATACTGCAGATGTGGATTTTAATATAAATGAGCAGATGCCTAAGATGACTATAATGGATTTCTTGACAGGTCTTTTTCAAATGTTTAATTTGACTGCTTATGTAGATAATTCAGGAACGATAGTTGTAAGAACATTAGACAGCTATTACAATGCAGGTTCTAGCACACCAATTAATATAGATAAATATCTAGATACAACAAAATCAGCTGTTGATGTTGCACTACCTTTTAAAGAAGTAGATTTTACATATAAAGGTTTAGGAACTAAATTAGCTAAAAGATTTGAACAAACAAATAATTCTAGATGGGGAAGCCTTGCTTATACTTTAGATGGTAGTATTTATGATGCTCCAACCTCAACCTATAAAATAGAATTGCCTTTTGAACATATGCAGTATGAAAGATTGTATAATGTAAATGGGGGTGCATCTACTACAATACAATATGGAAGATTTGTAGATGATAATGATGAATCTTATTTTGGAGAACCTCTTTTATTTTATCCAATTAGACAAGTAGGTGGGACGGCATTAAGAATACAAGATTTAGATGCAACTACTAAAGCAGATATTGATGATTATTATATTCCATCAAATTCATTAGCATTAGCAGCATCAACAAGTAAAGTGAATATCCATTTTGGAAATGAAGTAAATGAATATTTAGCATTTGAACTTGTAAACTCTACAAACTTTACAGACACTTTATTTGTAAATGGTTATAGGACTTATATAAAAGAAGTCTTTGATGTAAGTAGAAGATTAACTAAAGTAACAGCATATTTACCATTTAAAATATATTATAATTTACAATTAAATGATTTAATACAATTAGGTCAAAATAATTATAAAATAAATTCTTTAAAAACAAATTTAATTACAGGTAAAACTGATTTTGAATTATTAAACGATGTTGTAGTTCCTGATCCTTTAGATAATTTATCGCCAACACAACCAACAGGATTAGTAGCATCTAATATAACACAAACATCATTTGATTTAACTTGGAATGCATCAACATCCCCTAGTGGAATTACAATGTCTTATTATCTTGTATATTCAGGTGGTGTTCAAGTTGGAGGTGTATTGGCACAGCCTTTACAATCTACTTATACAGATACAATTACAGGATTAAATCCTGCAACATCATATCCTATGACTGTTGTTGCTTTTGATGTTCAATTAAATCAATCACCAACATCTGATATACTTGTTGTAAATACATTAACGTAATGATTAAAAATATAATAGACTTATTACAGGTAGTAGAATCTGATTCAGAATTAATTAAAATTGCTAAGGGTAAGTATGCTCTACCTAAAAACATTAAAAGTTCCTTAAAACTTATTAAAAACACTATAAAATGGCAATAGAAAAAGAATATACATTAAAATTATCTACTGAACAGGCTCAGGCTAATGTAGATGAACTGAATAAGTCTTTAGAATTACAAGTTAATTTAATAGATGAAATTGAAAAGGAATTAAGGCAATATGAAAAAGAATTAAATAAAACATCTAAAACAAATCTATCAGCTAGAAAAAAACTAAATGATAAAATTAAAGAAACTAAAGATAGATTAAAAGATGAAAAAGTTGCTTTAAAAGATGTTAAAAAAGATAGGGATGATGCTAACAAATCGTTAAAAGAAGCAAAAGAAAATGCTGCTGATTATAGTGGGGTGCTTGGAATTATAGACCAAAAAACAGGTGGGGTGGTTTCAGGAATGAGAAACTTAACATCGAGTGTTGGGGGTGCTACAAAAGGAATGAATCTTTTAAAGGTGGCTATTATTGGAACAGGTATTGGTGCTTTATTAATTGCTATTACATCTGTTGCTGCAGCATTTAAAGGATCAGAAGAGGGACAAAATAAATATGCTAAATTACTAGGTGTTATTGGTGCAGTAGTTGGTAATGTGGTTGATTTAATGGCAGATTTAGGTGAAGTCATTATAGGATTATTTAGTGGGGATTCTGAAGCTATACAATCTATAAAATCATTTGGTAAAAAATTATTTGATTTGGTAGGTTTACCAATAAAAAACACTATTGATATTGCAAAGGCATTAGGTAAAACATTAGGTGCTTTGTTTAGTGGGGATATTTCAGGAGCATTTAATGAATTAAAAAAAGGAGTTTCTGATATAAAGGAAAATTTTGTAGAAGCTAATGAAGTTATAATAGGAGCAACTAATTCAGTAAAAGATTTTGTAAAAGAACAAATTAAAGAGGGTGAGGCTGCAGCAAAGGTTGCAGATATGAGAGCAAAAGCAGATAAGATAGAAAGAAAATTAATTGTTGATAGGAGTAAATTAGAAAGTGAAATTGCACAATTAAGATTAAAAGCTAGGCAAGAGGATAAATTTTCTGCTGAAGAAAGAAAAGCTGCATTAGTTGAAGCACAAGAATTAGAAAATCAATTATTAGATAAAGAAACAGAATATTTAGTACTTAGAAGAGATGCTCAACAATTAGAAAATACATTTAGTAGAAC